TAACATCGGGTAATTCAGCGTGAATTTGATAAGCCAATGTCGGGAAAACAATAAAAATGCCAATAAATAAAACCCAATCTATTGCACGTTCCATAATCCCCCCTTATTTATGATCACTTTATAGGTAAATAATATGAGTAAAGATTTAAAAATTCAAGTGCTGTTATCCGCTATGGATAAATTAACTGCGCCATTCAAATCAGCACAAAAAGCGACACAACAACTTTCGAGTACACTTTATGAAAGTAAAACAAAATTAAGATCATTATCAAAAGAATATAATCACAATGAATTACAAATAAAAAAATATCGAGAGACATTAAATCCACTGAAAGCAAAACTCGCTGAAAACACACAAGCTTTATCTAAAGCCTATGCCGAAGTGCGCCGAATGGAATCAGCTTTAAAAAACATGCCTAAACCAACAGAAGGATTTAGCAACAAACTTAATCAAACCAAAAAAAATGTAGCTAAATTACAAGCTGAACAAGAAAGAATGATTTCAAAATTAAAAAATACTCGCTCCGAATTTAATCGCAATGGAATAAGCGCAGCAACACTAGGACAACGCCAAAGAGATTTGCAAAATCAAATGAAAGGCGCAAATAAAGAAATCGACCAACAAAGAAATAAGCTATCAAGACTGAATGAAAAAACACGTCAGAAACATAACTATACCCAACGTGTAGATGGATTACGTACAAAAGCGGAACAATATGCCAATATTGGAGGGAGAGCCTTAGCCACACATTCAATGATGAAGGAACAAGTGGCAAAACCAGTCGCAGCTTTTGCACAAGCCGAAGTCGCCGCAACCAATCTAAAAGTAGCGATGATGGATAAGGACGGAAAGGTGTCATCTAATTTTGAGAAAATCAACAAGCTCGCTACAAATCTGGGTGATAAATTACCAGGAACAACAGCTGACTTCCAAGATTTAATGACAATGTTAGTACGCCAAGGCATGAGTGCAGAGACAATTTTAGGCGGCACAGGGGAAGCGGCTGCTTATTTATCTGTTCAGCTTGAAATGCCTCCTAAACAAGCTGCAGAATTTGCTGCAAAAATGCAAGATGCTACACGCACAACCGAAAAAGACATGATGGGCTTAATGGATGTCATTCAAAAAGGCTTTTATGCGGGTGTTGATCCAACCAATATGTTAGGCGCTTTCAAAAATCTTGGTTCTGCCATGGATACCATAAAAATGAAAGGGTTAGACGGTGCAAAAAAATTAGCACCGTTCGTTGCAATGTTTGACCAAGCAGGTATGGATGGTTCC